ATAATGACACAATCAAAACCTTTTTTCTTACAAGCTTTTTCTATTAGTCCAACTGTAAGTTCTTTTTTAGGTGTTTCACCAGCCTTTTGTTTCTTAACATTAGGATTTGATTTCGTAATGATCGCAACCGTAATAGGTTTTACCTTACGATCTAGGTCTTGTTCTGTTATATATTCTCTAAATTTTGGAACCAACATTTATTCATTCTCTGATTTTACTTCTTCCTTATTCTCGTCAATTTTTTTTCCAATGTTATATTTAGCTGATAGCGTCCATTCTTTTTTTTCTTTAAAAGGTAATACTTTAATTTGAGATAATGGTGCTTTGTTTTCAGCTTGTGATCTTTCCACTATGTCTATTAAGTTCCAATCTTGTAAAAGAATTGATATTGTGTTTCTTCTTTGAATATCATTCTCTGTCAATGTTGCTTTCTTACCATCTAACGCAAATAGTTCTTTAAAATGTGTTATGAAATATTTACCTTGTTTGTGTAAGATATGACAAGATTGATATAATGTTTTATCTTTTCTACTAGCGACACCGATACGTGTCAATGTTTCTCTGATCTTTAGGAAGTCGTCTGGTTGTTTAATCGTAACCTCTAACATACTCTCTGGCGACCATTGTATTGTTTCTTCACTCATTTTGTTCTCCCACCTTTATTTAAGGAATCTTTTATAAATTCAATTTGTTCGTCTTTTAGTATGTTGAGAGCCTGTTTAGCTTTCTCATTACTGTATCCATAATACTCTTTTACATACTCTAAATTCTTCAATTTGGCTTGTGATAACCACTTGCCACCAAATCGCTTCTGTTTTCTAATACTATTTATGTAAAAGTGAAATTGTATTTTTTTGTCTAAAAAGTGGTAGCCATTCATCTCATTTGCCTGAGCTATACAGTCATAATGCATTGATACACACTTATTAATAATGAAAGGAGGGTACTTCTTCTCCCAGGTTAAATCGTCTGTATCTAATAGGTTTTCTTTAGTGAAATTAATTGCGTTAAGATAATCCTTCAATTCATACATAATATAAACTTGACTTTCTATTTTCTTTTATTGTGTCTGCCCATATACCAATCGCCAGGTTCATAATCCCATCTTTTACCATGATGACCTCGTATATCAGCGTAAAACATTCTTAATTTTACTATCAACTTTCTAAATAATGTTCTCTTTGCCATTCTATTCTCTTATTTAAATTTACAACTTGCCATGATTTCAGTCAAACAAGCAATCATATTTATTTCCTGATCAGCGACAAACGCAGATTTATATTGGTATCCAGCAATAATTAATACAGATTGTGGTATAGATTTTGAATCTAAACTTGAATATAGAATTTCATATATTGTTCTAAACAAATGAGATGGTTCTTTATCGAGGTTTTGAATAACCCACTTTCTCATATCATTAAATCTTTTGTCTTTTAAAGACTTTACTAACTCTTTTGTATTGACTTCTGATAGACTAAACAATATACCACTATCTATCTTACCTCTTACAGAATATCTTTGTAGTTCGTTGATTGTTCTTCTAAAGTCTGGATAGTATTTTTGTATAAGTTCTGCTAATACTTTTTTGTCAAACTCTATATCTTCCTCTTTTAAGACACTCTCAAGGCGATTTAAGAACGCTGTAGCCGTCTTTACACGTTGTCCATTAGTAATCTTAAAGTCTATGACAGTACAACGACTATGTAACGCTGGTATAATTTTATTCTTATAATTACAAGTAAATATAAATCTACAGTTCTTGTAAAATGTTTCTATGAAATTTCTTAACGCAGGTTGTACTGATTCGGCGTTCATGTAATCAGCCTCGTCTATGATTATAACTTTATGATTGGCGTCTTCTGTAAGAGATACAGTTGAAGCAAAGTTCTTAATTTTACTTCTTACGGTATCAATTTGTCTACCTTCATCTGAACCATTTATGATAATATAATCACAATGTAATTCTTCACATAACGCTCTGGCAACTGTTGTTTTACCCGTACCAGCACTACCTGATAATAATAGATTAGGTATTTCTTTTTGTTTTAGGAATTGTGTAAATGTATTTTTAAGTTCTTCCGTTAAAATACAATCTTCAATTCGTTTTGGTCTGTACTTTTCGACCCATAAAAACTCTGACATAATATAAACCTCACTTTATTTCTTTTCTTCATCATATTTTACAGTGACATCATAGCCACCTTTTCTATCTGACCACCAATCATCTTCTCTATCATAATCGTGTTCACTTAAAAACTCCCAAAATTTATCATGTTCTTCGTCAGTAGGTTCTTTACCTTCTGCTTCTAAATCACTTCTAAACTCTTGTTCTTGGTGTGATATGATTTCTTTAAATCGTTGGACAGAACCAAACTCCTCAATGATTGCCTCGTCATCTACATTATATGTAAACTCAGAGGCAACGGAGTGCCATTCAGTTTTTTTGACTATCATTAAAACTCTGAATCAGGTTCTAATGCTATCCAATATTGAACTGCTTTGTTTCTATTAACAAAGTGTGAGATTTTTGCTTTTGAAATAGCAACATCATAATCATCTACAATTTGTTTGAAGTTTTCAGTTCTAAAGAAAGCTGTAAACTCTTTATCAGTTTCACCAACATTAACAGAATATGTATTTGAAGACTTATTCTTTTTGTCAGTAGCAACCATTGAGATACTGCCGCCTTTACCTTCAACTGAAATGTCAGGTAGATTTAAGGTTGTTGCGCCTTTCATTAAATCTGTAAAGTCATTTTTCTTTAAAGTAAATGTAACATGCTTGTCTGGCATACTAATACCTTTACTTGGTGATACAATAACAGATTTATCAGCAAAGAAATATTTAATTCCTCTACTGTTTCCTTTTGATATATTTACGTAACCACCACCATTAAACTTTAGTTCTGGTTTGTCAAATAACTCAACTGATCTTAAAAATTCAGGTAAGTCATAAATCGCAAATTCACTTTCAAACTTTTCTGATACTTCAGCTTCTGCCAAAATATTTTTCATAGTAGAAATAGTTTGTACTTTATTCCCTGGTTTAATCAATAGATTTTGATTAATGTCAGAGAAGTTTTTTAACACAGATAATGTGTCAGTCGATAGATTCATCTTTCACTCCTTTTTCATAATTTAATATAATATATAATATCATAGTTTAGTCTTATTGTCAATGTTATAACAGATCATCACCATTTTTAGATAGTAGATATGCTAATACTTTTTCTGGAGAAGATTCTCCATACGGATCAGAAACACAGTTATTTTCTTTACCTGGTTCTTCAAACATCTTTTCGACAACGCCATTATTTACAATAGCAGCATATCTCCAAGACCTCTCACCAAATCCTACATTGTCTTTTTTAACAAGCATGTTCATGCCTTCTGTAAAGACACCGGAACCATCTGGTAAAACTTTTACATTTTTAATACCTTCATTACACGCCCAAGCATTCATTGTGAAAGAATCATTAACTGATATACAATAAATTTCATCTATCTCCATAGCTTTAAAGTCTTCATACTTACTTTCAAAACCTGGTAATTGCTGTGATGTACAAGTAGGTGTGAATGCACCTGGTAAACTGAATATGATTATTCTTTTATCTTTGAAAATATCGTCTGTAGATTTTTCAACCCAAGAACCTTCTTCAAATGAGCAACCACCATCTTCGGTAATGTCGCCTTCTCTTATCTTAAATATTACTTTTGGTAACTCCATTATATACTCCTATATTTTTCAAGTCTTCATTATATACTAAAAGGGCGCTCAAGTCAAGTGTGAGCGCCCTCTGAATTGATATTAATTACTTAATATTAATAGTTCTTGGTTTTTTGTGTTCTGGAATGATTCTTTCCATAGACACTTTTAAAAGGCCATCTTTTAACTCAGCGCCTTTTATCTCTACATCTTCAGCGATTGTAAAAGATTTAGAGAAGTATCTTTTAGCGATACCTTTATGGATTACTCCATCTTCATCTTTATCTTTTGTAGCTTCTACAGATGATTTGATATTTAATATACCTTCTTCCAATGTAATATCAATATCTTTTTTATTGAACCCAGCAAGTGCTAGTTCAACATCATAGGTATTTTTACCTGTCTTTACGATATTATATGGTGGGTAATTGTATCTAACCATTTCGTTGAAATTGTGGTCGTCCATCATTCTTTCAAAATGGTCGAACACATTATCAAACCCAACGGTTACTGGTCTTAATTGATTGAATATACTTAATGCTTTATTAGTCATTATAACTCCTTTTGTTAAGCAAGTTTATTTTAAATAGAACCCATTATGGCGTTCTACATTTATTTATATAAGTACGATATTTTATTTGTCAACCTTACTTATAGAAATTCACTAGGCTGAGGATCCCTACCAGTTCCCTAGTGAATATCTATAAGTGGTACTTTGTTTTGTCAAGGAGGTAAAGTACCAAACATCACCTTATTGCGACACCGATAAATTTTATCGGGTTTTCTTACGCCGTTAAGGTCTTACGAACAGCCCTAACAATAATATATATACATCAAGTCAGGCGTAAAAACTGTTTAATTAAAAGCCCCTTTGAAGTCTTAGCTTCTTTTGTGCTTTCTTAAAGTTAGCAATACCCTCTTTTTTCTTACGTCTTTTACGTTCAGATGGTTTCTCATATACAGATTTTTCTTTTGCTAATCTAAAAATTCCTTCTTTTAAAACTTTCTTTTTTAGAACTCTCATAGCTTGTTCTAAATTACCGTTTCTAACATCTATTTTAATACTCAATTTATTTTACCTCCTCTCCTAACGTGTAGTAAAATGGTGGAGGGCACAACCCCTCCACCTAGGACTACACTATGTTTGATAGATTTAGATAACATCTTCGTCATCCGACTCACTATCGTTGTCATTCGTTTGAGCTTCTACATCAGCTTTTCTCTGGTCCTCTATAATGTCTTCAACACTAGCGCCAGAGTCAACTTTTGTATATAACTCAACAAACGAATTTTTTGTATCATCATCAAATCTATTAGTACACATTTGAATAGCTTTCATCTTATTATCAAAGATTGAATAAGCTTGTGTAATGTGGACTAATCTTCTTGTAGAGATAATCTCATCAACACCACCATCAAAATATGTTTTTCTGATTACATCAGCCCACGTTGTTAATTTATCAACGAATTTGGCGTCTGATTTACCATAAGACTTTAATGTATTGTTAAGTATTTTTTTCTCAATACTAACACTTGGATATTTTTGCTCAAAGGTAATTGGAAATCTTTCCAAAAATGCCTCGTTAAGAACATTGGTACCGATAAACTTACCGTCTTCGGATCCTTGACCTTTAGTGTTAGCAGTGGCCATTACATTGAAACCATTAACAGGTTTAACATACTTGTTAATCTTTTTAACAAAGACACCAGAGCCTTCAAGGATTGGTTGTAAACACATAATCTTATTACTTGCTAAGTCAATCTCATCAAGTAAAAGAAGAGCGCCTCTTTCCATCGCCTCAATAACAGGACCATTTTGCCATACAGTTTGGCCATCTTTAAGTCTGTAACCACCTAACAAATCATCTTCATCTGTTTCAATGGTAATGTTTACCCTAATTAATTCTTTTTTAGCCTCGGCACAAGCTTGAGTAACACCCATAGTTTTACCGTTACCAGAAAGACCTGTAATAAACACAGGATAAAATTTATTAGATTTAATAATAGACTTTAAATCTGGATAGTTACCAAAACTAACGAACACAGGATCTTTTTTAGGTACGATATTACCTGTCAAAGATGAAACCACATAAGCAGCTTCTTTTTTAGTTTCATTAGCAGGGGCTAATATTTTTTCATTATCAGTATTCGCTTCAACTTTTTTAGTAACTTTTACTGATTTAGCTTCGCCATCAACCGGCAGAT